GCTGGATTTCTTTTAGCAAATAAAAGTAAATCTCTTTTAATTTCTTTTGAACTCATACCTGAAACGCTGCTACCGAGTTCAACGCGAACAATAGCTTCTGCCATGTCAATCTCCATACTGGTTGCAATATTAAGCGCTTCAAGTTCTAGCTCAATTGTTTGAAGTTCATCTTGTGCTTCAACTATTGAATCATGTTCCCTATATCTTTTATTAAGAAAAGGATGATAAATAGATAAAAGCTTTTGTAAAGATTGAAATTCTTTAGGCACATGCAAGTGGCCATCTTTAAACATAATATGCCCAAGCGTTGCTTCACCCTTTTGCTCATCTACAAATACACTGTTCATATTCGTAGCATATCTAATTTCTCGCTGCTCTTTTTTCTCTGGATCAAACCATAATAACGGTCTTTTAGTACTGTGGCGAGATGGTATTGTGTAGGTTAATGGTTGTTTTCCAACCAAATAATAATGACGGTCTTTAATTTCCCAATTACTGACCTCTGAGGATTTATTTTTTCCCATGATATGATAAAATTAAATAATTAAAAAAAATATAAACCTGGGGCTGAATTAACAACCCCAGATTTAAGTAACTATATTAGGCTTTTAGCAATACAAAGTTGTTAGCTCCTTGAACACACAACGCTCTTTCTGATAAGAAGTGAATGTTCATTTCGTCAACATCGCTTGTAAACGCTCCTCCTACTGAACCTGTAATCCAAGTTTTAAGTCTTCGATCGTCAGCTTCAGAAGCACGATAACGTACGTGAAGGAATGGACGACGAATATTAGTACCAAGGATTTGGTCGTATACAGTTGAAGTACCAGCTGGAATAAGAACTCCGTCAATAGCATCTACTTCTCCAGAGCTGAAGTTTGAATCAGCACCGCGAGTTGAGGCATCGTTTAAGTATTTCCAGTCAGTCTTATAGAAGTCATAAGAACCTCTGCGGAAGCCAGTGAACCCAAGATTCAAAGCCATTTCTTCAGAGTTTTCAAATAGTCCATAAGCTGTACCTCCATTCGCACCAGCAGAAAGACCTGCAAGCATATCATCAAAAGCTAGATTAGTAGCACGATCCAAGAAAAGCATATTTTCTTCAATAGCACCTTGTCCGTCTAGGTTTTTAAGAATGTTGTCAAAGTCAGTCAACGAAGCTGAAAAAGCGCTGAACACATTTCCACGAGTTTCAATAGCGTAGAAAAGACCGTCAGTACCTTTAGCAGATTGCGAAGCGGCAGAGATACCTCCAGTAGCTTGGCTAGCCGGCTCAGACTCAACCATTGTCATTTCAAGATAATCTTGAAAACGTAGGCGAGTTTCAGACTCAGCTTTCAAATACCATAGGTAACCAGAAGTTCCGTCTTCTGTAGCAACCTCTACCCAACCAATCTGAGCAGTGTCAGATCCATTAATTCCATATTTATCTTTAATGATAATAGGGGAGTTAGAAAATTGAGTAAAAGAAGGCTCAACAGAACCAGACATTCCAGCAGTTCCTTTTGCAAATTCAGAACCATATACAAATACCTTAAGTGCTGTTCCAGAAACTAGTCCAGCAGCCCAAGTGGCTGAATCAAAAGGGTAAGCTTCTACAGTAGATGCAGTTACCGCTTTAACGATAGCTTTTTGCTCAGTTGAAGTAGCAGGATCAAGAACTACAATTAGAGAGTTAACTCGAATAGCGTGCTCCTTACCCCCAGCGATAGATCCATCGGAATCTTCAATAGTAATAGTAGCGTCATTGTTAGCCGCAATTGTACACGCATCATAAGAAACATGCAAGCGGTTTTGCTCACTCCATACAACTTGGTCAGAAGTCATAGGCATCTCAGCGCCTACCATTTGAAGGAAGCCAGAAAGCGTACGGTTTCCGTATCGCTCTACTTCAGCTTCATAAATCTCAGGTAGATACTGCTGAGAGAAGTCATTGCCAGCGCCGCTAGTAAAGTCAATATAACTACCAGTGCTTAGCTGTTTTTGTGCAGTTGGGTTAATATCCCCAAACAAAGGTGATAATGCCATTTGTTTTTAATTTAAAGTTTAACGTTTATTTTTAATTCTAAGTTTTGAAGAATCAGCACCAGTAACAGCTTTGACTTTTAAACCATTAATAAATACATCGCCTGTTTGTGTTTGACGCGGCTCGTCGCTAATGTTTTTAGACTTAGCTGTTAATTCACGAACTGCATCTGCACGCCCCTGCTCATAAAAATGATTTATTACTCTGTCAGGATTGTTAGCTACATATAAAGCTTTATGATATCCGCTTAAATCTGACACTTCACCTTTGTCATTCAAGAACTTCTTGATAAAGTTACTTATATCTGATTGTTGATTTGCAACTGAAGAGTTATCTTTTAACCCGTATCTAAACTTTTTTTCGCCGAGGTTGAAATCAAAACCTTTGAAATCGTCGTTGAAATAAGTTTTTGTACGATTTTGAAAACTTTCAGTTCGCTGCTTTATAGTTTGCTGCTCTTCATTGTATCGATTGAAAAAGTCAACTGCTTTCTGTTGTTCTTGAGTTACGCCGGGTCTCAACTTGATCTCGTCGTAATATTTATCTTTCAGTCCCTCTAAAAAACCTTTGGCTTTTGCAACTTCTTCTTTATACGCAATTTTTTTCTTACGTATATCTTTTTCATCATCTACATCTTCATCCCATGTAAAATCTTCTAAAAGAATACTTACATCTTCAGAATCTAGATGAGGTTTGCTTTGACGGTAATATTCCCGCAAAAGTGTATTGTTATCTACATTAGAATAATCTGCGTTTAATCTTACATAATCTTCTAATGTTCCACCAGTCTCACTCATAAAGTCTACAACTTTTTGAATGTTTTCTGGTAATGGTTCTGCAGTATCTTGTGATTGCTGCACGGCGTCCTCAACTTGCTCTTGCAAGGTTTCAGTTTGCTCTTGAACCTCTTCTTCTGTTACTTCTTGTATTACAGGTGTATCTTCTACCGTTTCTTCGGGCTGCCGTACTTCTTCAACCACTTCTTCGCTACTTTGCGAGTCTCCGGATTCTTCGACAGGAGCATTGCTCTCATCTGTTGTATTGACTTGAACGGCATCTTCTTGTTCTTTTTTTTCGGTAAGATCTACCTTAATGGTATCACCTGTTTCTTTCGTTTCTTCCGCTTTTTTTGACAAATCTACTTTAATAGTTTTAGGTGTCTCAGAAAGCTTTTTCATTTTTCGGGTTTTAACTTTAAATTCACCCTCTTGCTTGACTGTTTCTGCCATGATAAAATATTATAAAATTAATAAAAATTACTTAGGGTCGAACTGACCTAAGTCAAAACCACCTAATACGTCAAACCCAGCGGATTCAAAGTTTTTTGGTAGTGTATCGTTTTTACGCTGATCAATTAATTCTGATTGTTGCGTTGCTTGTATTTTAGTGCGCTCATCTTTTCTATCTTCTTTATAAGCGTCTTTATTTTTTAAAGCCTCAGCTTGTGCTTCTGCTAATTGCTTATTAAATTGGAATTCAAGTTCCATTAAGCGCATTTTAATTTCAGCCTCTCGCTCAAGTTTTTGTATTTCAAACTGTGACTTACCTTGTTCTAATTGTAATTTACTTTCGGTAAGTGCTTGTTGTTTTTGCACTTCTGCCAAAGCGGCCGCTTCAGAAGCTTGTGCATTAGCTTGGCCCTGCGCCTGTATATTTTGTTGTTGAGCCGCTTGGTCAGCCTCTTGTTTCTTTTGCCTTTTAATACGTAAATATTTATTTGCTAAATCAATATTGTTTATATTTCGTATTTCAATAGCATCATCTAAATAAATAGAACCAGATTGCAAAGCTGCTTGTATATTACTTTCCAATGCTTGCTTTTCTTCTACATCAGGTTCGAGCTGCAAATAAATACCAAAGTCATGCAAATGCAAGTTAGATATTTCTTTTAATGTTTCTACATTAAAATCGTTTATGCTTTGTTCTAAGCTTTCTTCTGTTAATGCAAACTCAAATATATCTTTTGCTTTTAATGCAATATTTTCACACAACCTGAGCGTAATATATGAAGCTGATTGTAATATATGTCTTGTAGCTGTGTTGCTATTTGCTGCTGCAAGTTTTTGTAAACCAACTAATGCGTTTTTATCCGGTGTGCTACCATCTCTTGCTTCATTTAATCCCGTTACGTCCCTTATCATCTGTAGATAATATTGATACGTGCTAATAAGCGAAGCAATTTTACCTTGCCCGGAAGAAGTTTGTAGTTCTTGAATAGGCACTTTACCAGGATTCATATCACCATCTTGTGTGAATGACCTACCAACTATGCTACCAGTTTGGAAGTACATGTTTAATGCTTCAGCAGGATTATAATTAGTTCCGTTGCCTAAATCAACCTCAGCTAACCCGTCAACATCTACATAAACACCATCTGGCACCATACGAGACATTACCTGCTGCAGTTTTAAATGTGTAAGCTGAATCATATCTGCAAACCCAGTTATGCGGCTTACTAATGATTCAACCCTTCCTTTATACATTCTAGGCGCAACTAAAGTGTAATTCATTTCAACTTTAGGCGAATCAGCATATGGCCTAGTCATGTTTTCAGCCATCTTCCATGAAAGCATTTTTTCATGCCCCAATATTTTTGCCCCTGTATATAATACCTCAATTACTCTTTCAACTCTTTCAAAATTATCATTTGTTGGTGGATTAAAAGTATCAGGTTTTTCTAAAGCTTTTTGTAACCCTTGCTCGGTTTCTTTAATTTTAAATACTTGCTTTTCAAAAGTTTTGTATTCAAAGAACATAACACTAATTGTGTTATTATCATTTTGCCCATAATAATTTCTTATATAGTCATTATTGCCTGGGTACTTTTGTATTTCTGCTAAATCCTGAGGCGTTAAATACGGGAACAACTTTGCAATTTCACTTAATGAAATCTGCTTTACTTCGCCAATATAATATAAATCATCAAAGTTAGGGTCTTCTGTATATGAATATACAAGGTTAGCAGGATCTACATATTTAACACGTAACCCATTTGATTTATTATATTCTGTCTTAGCAGCACCAATGCCGCATACAACTAAATCATAAATAAATCTTTTTCTAACTTCGTCGTATTTATTTTTATCTAAAGAGTTATTGATAAGCTCTTCTAACGCTATTTCAACAGCTTCTTTATAGTTAAGCTGCATATACACCTCAAACTCATCTTGATCTTTAGGTAAATTTTCTGGATCTGGTACTGAAAAAAAGTTAATGCCTGTTTCTTGTGTTAGTTGTGTTAATGACTGACGATTAAACATATCAGACATAACTGTTTCAGCATATCTTGTTTTCTTTTGTTTTGCTATAGGGTCTTGCGCGTATGCTTTTATTTCATAATTACGCTGCGACATGCCATTCACAACAATGTCTACAAACTTAGGTATTACAGGAACAGGCTTCCAATCTAAATTAAGATAAGATAAATCACCGTTAATTGATAATTCATCTTTATATTTTTGTATCGACTGTTCACCACGAGCATATAGCCTACGTCTATGATACTCTTGAAAATTAGCAGTAAATCGATCACCACCACGGTTATTTCTAAACCACTCGCCTTCAATAGCTCTCGCTACTTGCAAACCATATTCTAATGATTGCTTTTCCTCATTAGGTACCACCTGATCGGGAAACGAGCTTTTGTAATTAGTATTAACCATTTATTGTATTATTTTTGAACTATATCCTTTGTTGTTATATTTTTTAAACCCTAGCGGTACAGATTTTACAACCCTTTCCGCAGATGGTCTATATCTGTTTTTATTGCAAGCCATAATAGCTAAACCAGAACTAATTGTTGCATCAAACTTTGTTCTGTTGTTTATATTAAATCCAGCCCAGTCTTCTAATGTTTTTTGAAAGTATATATCTCCGTATACGCCTTCAGTAACTTGACCTACATAATTTTCTATATAACTTTCAATTGCAGCAGCGTGTGCTTGCTTAATATCTTCAGACGAGTTTGGTATACCGCCTATATCTTTTTCTGTAACAGAAAGCTTATTCCAAAGCTTATCTGGTCGGTTCATTGAAAAACCTCTATAACCTCTTCGTTTTAAATAATATAATAATCGAGGTTTATTGTTTTCTGCGAGTAACGGCATTCCGTAAAATACTAATGCCATAAGTACATCTTCAAAAAATATTTCAGCTGTTTGAGGCCTGGCAATATATTCTAAAAAAAACATATTTGGAGGCGCATCTTCCATGCTAAACTTCGTTAGGCCATGCAAAGATCCCTTAGAACCTCTTTTATCAACTGTACCTGATATATCATATGAGTCACACCCAAATGCACCAACGTGCTCATTACCTGGGTATTTAACACCATTCTTTACTATTACACGGTTTTGTAGATTTTTAGGCGGCACCCAAGATATCTTAAACCTACCGTTTTTGTTTGGTGCAAATATAACGTTACTATCTTGCTGGCCGTTTTCCCATTGAAAGTTACCTTGCGTAACTTGCATTCCGTTTTGAACTTCTTCGTTATAATCTATCTGTTCGTAAATCTTAGTGAGATTAAATAAAGATTCTTTTGCTTCATCTCTGAAAGCGTGTTGTTCCGTGCGTGGAAACTGCCGATAGTATTCATTTAAACCGTCTTGATCGTTTTTAAGACCGTCAACTTCATTTTGCCAATGCTCTATTACCCCTTGATCAATAAGTTCTCCATACGGGCCCTCAGCTGGTTTCTGTGGTGTATCAAAGACAGGGTTTCCATAAGTATCAATGAATCCTTCGTAATTCCATTCCATAGGTATAAACAAAGAATATAATCCCGAGCTAGTCTGTCCGTTGCGGTTTCGTTTAGTAACGTCTGAATCCTCGTATAGTTTTTTGAAATTTGCTCCACCTTTATCTAATGCGTTTGAGGTCGAGCCCATCATACACTTACCTACGATTCTAGAACCTAATCTAAGCGTTGTTTTTGTAACTCGCCAGTTATTTAAAATGTTATCCGGACGCTCCCATTTACCTGATTCATCGTGGGCAAGTAACTTGAGCTTTTCACCGTCATATGAGTTGTCACCCGTGTTCTTCCAGTCGATTGTTGTATCGAGCCCTTCGAGCTCCTCCGGCCCTTGGCCCTGATCAAGCTTTCTCCGCGTGAGCTTTGATGCTGGTACCCTGTATGCCAATTCTGTTTTTGGTCTGTCCATACCATCTTGGATTGGTTTGAAAAAGAATGGGTAGTTAACTGATATGGGTACAACTTTATCGGTAAACATTTTTTTAGCATCGGCCCCTGACTTTGATAGTATTCCAAAACGTGAGTCGGAAGATATCGTTGCTTGATTGACAAGTTCTGATGATGCCATGAATGAAAAACCGGACCGTCTATTTTTGAGGTAGCACATACCATAACATCGTTGATCGGCTTTACATGCTTCCCAGAATATAAAGAAAAGTCTATTTGATTCCCTGAAATCTGCGGCGCCCACGTCAATTTTAGACCACTGCAGGTACATGTAATGAGAGCCAGTAATATAAGTAGGATTACCTTTGTTAACGAACGAAAAGCCTTCATCGCGGCGTTTAAACTCTTCGTCAATATAGTCATAGTATTTTTCTTTAAAGTATTCAGGCATTTGATTCCACTCAAATACACTTTTTATTTTTTCAAGTTCTTTAGGATAATCTATTCGATCCCACGTATCTTTTTTAAATTCATGCGGATCAGATATTTTTGGCAAAGCTATTTTAAGATTTTGTATGCTATACACATCTCCAATCTCACCGGTTTTACTTATTACTACAACATCACTTTCTTTGTCGTAGCCATATTTCCATTGCTTATACCTATTCTTTTTATTAAGAACTTTCTTGCTTATATAATCAGGCAGAACTTCAAATAATGTCTGCGTATAATTCATTTTGATCTACCTTCTGCAAAGCCTTTAAATGATTTAGCTTTAGCTGCTTGATTCTCGCCTTCTAATAATGATCTTTCTTCGTCTATGCGTGTTAGTATTTCAAACGCATCAAAGATCGCTAACTTTTTAGTAGCAGCAGCGTTTTTAAGTCTATCCGCTGAAACATCATCTTCGGTATTTGTTATAATCTTTTCTTCAGCAACGCGAATCAACTCATCAACCGCTTTTTGCCCAGCTCGGATTATATTCCTCTTCGTGTCCTTTACGTTCATACTTAATAGCTATATCATTTGATTTCATACAATAAAGACGCTCGTCGTCTATAATAAACTCCCATTCGCTTTTAGGCGTAAAACCAACCAAGTCTCCTGGGTTAATCTGGAGCGCTTCTAGCACATTATTTCCATACTTTAATATACCAATATGCTTTTGCTCTTTTTCGTTTGAATATGAGCTTGTTTCTTTAATTGGTTTTACAAAGCATCTGTTGTTAACCATTACCCAATCGTTATCTTTTTTATAACCGTATACTTGGTCTGGGTTAACAAAATACATATCATCTTTAAAATATGTACTACCATTTTTTTCTTTACCTTTAATATCATAATATCTTCTAAAAATATTGTGATGTATTAATATGGTATCACCAACATTTATGCCTGTATTAAAAGCAGCTGGAGTTGAAACTACTATAGCTTCCTTGTTTATGTGACGAAAGCTTTCTATACTTGTATTTAGTAGCAGGCTAGTGTCACCTATCTTTTTAGTATTATTGTAGCGTTCGCCGTTTGGTTTAACTATAAATTGGTATAATGATTTCATTAGTACTCAAGATCGTACTCAACGGAAATTGCCATGTTAGAGTTAAATTTCTTCCATGGCAATACCTCTGAGTTTTTCTTAATATAGATATTGTACGAAGCATCCTCGTCTTCAAACAGTATGGCAGATATTTCATGACCACCATATACTTGTTGACCTACGGAATAATGCATTGCGTCATTTTTATAGTCTGACCCAATACTAATCTTCCTTATCAGCTTCATCTTTTTCGATTTTAGAATATTCGCCTGTTTCTAAATTAATATTAACAGAACCATATTCTTTTTCAAGTTCAACTTTGAACTCTTCAATTTCTTTGTTTACACCGGCCATCTCATGCAAAAGAGCATGCTTATTGGCCTCAGTAATACCAATCTTGTTTAGTAATGAATTTAATGCAGTTTGTTGTTTATGTAACTTTTCTAACTGCTCATCTGTAATTTTTGACATTTTATTTAATTTAATTGTTATTGTTGGATTTCTTTGATTTTTCCCACGTGCGCCCAACAAAATACGCACCGTATACTGTTATTAATAATGATTGAAAAATTGGGATATATTCTTCTGCAACTTCAAAACCACCTACATTCCCATCAGCAAATGCTAGAATAGTAAATATAGATGTAAGATACACCAGCACAAGTGGCCGAATGTTTTTAGATAAAAATGAATCTGATTGCATATCCATTTTCCATCTTTCGGTCACCTGTGTCTGTGCGTCTTGATCTGCTTTTTCCAATAACTCTTGAATCTTTTGTTTAGCAGCTAATCTTTCTTCGTCTGTAGTTGTAAGTTTATCAATTACATTACCTACGTCTTTAATTAAACCACCTGATAAAAGACTTAAAAGTTTTTTCATCTTAATTATTTAAGCTTGGTCTGGGCCCTTGAATTTTACTGGCTTTCTCGTAAAGCTCTTTCTTTTTTTCTCTAGTAACAGAGCTAGGAAGTCTTCCTGTTTTAGCTTCATATTTTGGGCCATACATTTCTTTAGCGCCTCGGTAATTTCCAGATGCTACCATTTTAAGTGAATCTATTTCTGCTAATTCGGGAACAACTCGAGTACGGCGGTTTACATCGTATTCCCCCTGAGCTTTAATTAATTTTAATAGGTCCTCTTTAGTATCGGGACTTTTCTTTTTTGCAGTAACAGTCACTCCATCTTTAGGATCTGTTTGCATAGCCATTGAATCGCCGTGAGCAAGTCCAACCGCTTTATTTGTCATTTGCCCCTTTAATACATTTGCGGGCGATTGTTTGTAAGCCATTGTTTTAAGTTTTTAATTTATTGTTTTTAAGATCAAGTTTATATCTGGTGTATTTTATTTTTTTATTCAAATCACCACTAAATTTAAGAATTAAATTATCTTTGTTTTTCAGTATATATTTTATTTTTACTGAATAGCTATTATCAGGGTTAAACAGAAAAGTTGTAAAAGAATTTGTTTTTATTTCTATAATTTCTTCATTAATTGTTTTCCCGCTGATTACATCATAATTAACAACACTACTTACGCCATCTTCTCCTACGTAAATTGATGTTATATATTTAGATGTAGGCGTTTCCCATAGCCCATGAAAATTTTTATTCTGAGCAAAAGAAAACGTTAAAATAAAATTAAATAATAGTGTTAAAAATAAGTTTTTCATAATATTATATTTAAATTAAACTGTACTAATATTATTACATATTTTTTTTATTTTTTATTTAACGGATATTCCGTTACATATTTAGCGCCTGGAAATATATAATCATAACCAGGGTACATTATTTTAGCTGAGCCATTATTATCAATACCCAGCACTTTAAACTCAACTCCTTTCATTGTTATTTTATTGCCTTCTATAACATTATAAGGCTTATTAACATCAGGGCTATTTTTTAAATATCCTTTTTTAGAAGTTTTCATTTACTTTTATTATAAGCTTCTTTTTCCCAAGGTAAATTCTTATCACCTTCTTTAATACTAGATCTAGGGATTATACGACCTTTCCAATATACATTTTTGTCGTCGTAATCAAGATCGCCTCTACGCATTTGATCTATATGCACACGTTCATGTTTAACAACATTTTTCGCTTCTAACGGCGATAAATTTTCATCCACTATTATTGAGCCGTTATTATTAGCTTTACCTAAAACACCTTCTTCCATGTCCACATAGTACACTGGAGTTTCATCCATTTTAAATGGAGCGGGTTTCATTTTAAAAGCCATAATTTATTTTTTACCGTATGGTACAACCTTGTTAAGATACGCTTGACGCTTTTTACAGCCACAACCACCTGGTATATTTAAACCATTAGCAACTTGCTCTGCAAACTTATCTATACCTGTAGCTTTAGTAGCACGCGCTATAGTATCACCAAGCCCTCTATCTTTCATATTAGCAATTCCATTTTCTTCGTGCAGCTCTACCCCTTTCAGACTTCCAGCCTTTAGATCTTGCACAAAATGATTTTCTGCGTTTCCACGCTTTACTTCCTTTTTTAAGCTTTGATGGGGGTGTTGTTACAGCAGTCGATAGCTTACTGCCTGGGTTATCTCTACGATATTTTTTAACACCTTTTTCAGTCATACCGCCACCAGCATCTTTACCAGTACCACCACCTTTTTTTACTTTAGCGTAATACCCTTTTGATTTCTTCCTAGATGGAGCATCGCCTTTTTTAGTAAACGGTGAGTTATGCTGAACATACATAATTATCCTTTTGCTCTTTGTGTAATAGGTGGATTTAAGTCATAAGACTTACAAGGGTATTTTTTAATTTGCATACCGTTTGCGCCTGAGCTACTGCCTTTTCCCATAGGAAAACCTGTAGTATCTAAAGGGCCGTCCCACACAGCTGATTCTCCTACTGCCCCTTGCAAAGAAGGTGCTTTGATTATTTTTTTGCTATTTTCGTGCATAATTATTTATTTTTTATATCCTTCTATACGAGCTTTAATTACATCTGCTCGTGTTATTTTTCCATCGCCCGTTTGGTCTTTAAATGTTAATGGCCCCATATTGGAACGCTGGCGCATTGTGAACGGTGAAGCCATAAGACTACCAAGTTGCTCAGAAGCTGCTGTTGCCTGATCAGCTGCCGGTGGAATTGGCTTTGCAAATCCACCAATTAGTGAAGCGTCGGTTGCAGCTTGGTTAGCATCCGTCATTTGAGACGCTGCCGCTTGTGCCTGGGTTTCAGAGGGCGCAACCTCTGCTGGTTGCACAGCTCCCGCAGTAGTGCCTCCACCTTCTAATGCTGCTAGCCTAGATTCAATACCTTCAATTCTACCGGACATACCGCTAGCCCCTGCTGTGGCTACAACAGATGGTGGTTGAGGCGCAGCCGCCGCGGGTGTTGTAGATGCTTGGCTAGCTCGATATTTATCTAAGAATTGTTGCGATATTCTACTACCAAAACCACGCCGACTAGCAGCTCTTTCAAGTTTAGCAACTTGGTCCTGGCTTAGACTACCTTTTGCGGCCCCTCCAAACATAGCAGCTATATTAATTTGCGCTGGCGATTTACCATTATAAGACATATTATTATTCTTTATCGTTATTTATTCTTTTGATTGCAACCTGAAGCATTCTGTCTGTGTACGCTTTACTTTTAATTACATTTTGTGTTGCGCTACTTGGAATATCTTCCTCGCCTGTAAGTATTCTATAAACACGTGTTAATAACTGCGTTGTTTTTAAAGATACTTTATATAGACTGCCTTTACTATCTGATTTATTGCCTCTTCGCCATAATACTATCCAGCCTTCTTTTAAAAGTCGTGAAAACCTATTATTGTCCCAGCTGTATGCATATGTGTCAAGTTTAAAATCTGTTTTACTAAAAAAGCCCTGACAGTCTAAAAATAAAAGAAGCTCCAGATCTGCATCTTTTATACCGTAATTTCTGCATGCCCAACGGCGCACAATACGGTAATGCTTTAATACTTTTGAATCACGCAAATCCGAAGCCTTTATTCGTTTCATAATATAACGACTACATCTGCTGCTTTGATTACGTGATATACTTTATTATCCAATTCAATGGAATGGCCGGCGTGTCTATCATAATAAATAGCATCGCCAGCCTTTATTCCCACTATATCGGCGCCCGCTGATATTACGCTTGCTTTTGCGTATCTTATATCTTCACGGGCATTTTCTGCAATTAGCAGACCGCCTTCTGTTTTTTGTGCACCCTGCTTTTCTTTTTCTACTATTAAGTATAATCCGACTGCTTTCATAACTGTTCTATTCTAACATTATTAATTACACAATCGGTTGATATAATTGTTGTGGCTACTGAAGCCGCGTTCCGAAGAGCGCTTTTAGTAACAAGTAGTGGGTCGATAATTCCAGATTTAATCATATTCACCATACCCCCTGTAACAACATTTAACCCTCTGCCTTTAATAGTAGGCTCTTCAAATTCTTCAATACCTGCATTGCTAAGTATCGTATAGAAAGGCGCTTTAATTGACTTATAAAGTAGTTCTTCGCCTTTGCCGCTAGACTTTATTTTCTGAGCAGCATTTAAAAGGGCTATTCCACCACCTGGTACTATACCTTCTTTAATCGCGGCTTTTGTAGCACATATAGCGTCTTCAACTCTATCACGCTTTTCTTTTAACTCAACTTCTGAATTAGCACCGACTTTTACAACGGCAACTTTTGCAGATAATCTTGCTAGCCTTTTTTCATACCTAATCTTGTGACCGGGTAACATTGGCTTTTCAAGCTCTTCTTGTATTGCTTTAATTTTTTCTTCAACCTCTTCCGATTTACCTTCAACTTGCAAAACAGTTTCTTCTGTATTAGTTACCGCTTTAACACAAGTACCAAGCATTTCAATATCTATGAGGTCCATATCGTCTCCGAGATCTTCGTTAATAATCTTAGCCCCGGTTAGCATAGAAAGATCCTGCATGACTTCCTTACGCGTTATACCGTAAGTTGGTAAGTCAATTACATTAACCTTTATGTTGCCTTTCATTTTATTCATCGCAAGAGTGTTCAACACTTGTGGTTCAACATCTGCAATGACTAATAATGATTTGTTCTTTTTTATAACATGTTCCAATACGGATTGAATCCTACGTATATTTGGTATAGGTGACTCTGATATCAATATATACGGATTGTCCAGCTCTGCAGCATTTATATTTTCGTTTGTTATAAAGTGATTAGATTTAAGTGGCTGATCATATTGCACACCATCTACAACCTCTATTGTTGTTTCAGGCTCATCTGTTGTTTGCATAATAACCACACCCGTATTACCTACGGACTTAAATGCATCGCTTATAAGCTTACCAAGTTCTTTATCATTATTTGCAGATATAGTAGCTACTTGGTCAATCATATCGCCGTCAACCGGTATTGCAATCTTTTCTAAATATGCAATTACTTTTTCAACACCACTTGCAATTCCTTCTTTTAGTGTTCTTGAGCTATCCTGCTCTAATGCTTTGTATGCATTTTTAAGGATTGAATGCGCAAGTACAGTTGCGGTTGTTGTTCCATCACCGGCCTCTTGTACGGTTTTTCGTGCAGCATCTTTTAAAAGCGTTGCGCCCATATTTTCAACAGGATCTCGCAAAAATATATTGTTTGCTACTGTTACACCGTCTTTTGTAATTACCGGTTTACCTTTATCGTTTTCAAGTATTACGCTAAGACCGCTAGCCCCGAGTGTGGAGCTAACGGCTTTTGTTAGCTTTTCAATACCTTCGTAAACCTTAGAGCGCGCATCGCTTCCAAAGTTTAAGTTCTTAACTATTGCGTCAGACATATTAAATTAGATTAAATTAAATTAGACAAATGTCTTACTCGAAAGTTTTTACAACTACAGGTCCTTTCGCAAATTCGAGCTTTTTGCTGTAGTGCTCAACTGAAGCATCAATCGCTGCTTCTGCACCTTCGATAGTCTCTCTTCGCGTTACGTCGACCCAATCGTTATCTTTACTTGGATTAAGGTATTCGGTTTGAAAATATCCATTTGGTAGTTGTACAATTCGCCAATTTTTTTTATCAACTAAATGATTTAAAAACTGGACTTCTTCTTCGGTTATTTTTGGAGATGTTGTTCCCCAAGAATAGGTTCTATAATATAGTGTCATAGGTTTTGGTTTTAATTAATTATTGGTTTACTCTATCCCGAGTAGGGTATATGTTATATATTACTGGTTTTTACTGATTTTTACTCTTCAACTGTTTTATTGGTTTTCTAAAATTACTGTGCTGGCTCAGGGTATTGCGTGCTTTCTTCTAAAGCCTGCAAATGAGTAGCGTAATCAGAAATTAAAGTTTCTGTCCATACACCGTCTGCATAGGGTTGTAAATCTTCTGGCAGCTCATCTCCCGGATAGTAGCTATTCCTATCAAAACTTTCCGAAATAATGACGTCGTTATCTTTAATTACAGTTTTGTTTCTGACTTGAAGAACTTTCCATTCACCAACAAATTCTACCTTATCTATTAAATATTCTTTTGTTAAACTCATTGTTTTAAATTTTAACTGTTTGTGTAATATGTTATTTGACCAATCATATTATTATTACCACTAGGATCATTGCCCGGGAAGTCATTTGCCAATAAGGACTGGATGTTGCCCCAATAGCTGTAGTAACCACTAATATATCTTCCCTGTGGAGACAATTGTATTAAATCTGAGGATAGGCTATAAGATTGTCCAAAATGCCCACCGCCTCCATACCAAAGCACTTGTTCTGTACTACTCAACTCGGCGTTCCATTTAAAACTAAAGTTACCACCTACTGTGCCCTGAATTGGTGTAAACGGCAAGTTATTAAGCCAAACACCTGTAGACGAGGTAGACCAAGCTGACGGGTGCGCATTAAACTTAAACCTTATAAATATATGTACAACTCTACCTATTTTAACGTATTTACATTCATTTAAAACTTGGCTTCCAAAATTTGTTGTGTTAGCGGCATAGCTAGTAGTGCCGTGATACCAAGATATATTATAAGTACCTTCTTCGTAGTCATCTAATTCATTTGAGCTAGAGTCTGCACCTATTCTTATTGGGGCATTAAAGGTTGTCAGCTGGTCAGAAAAGGTTGCTCCCGATGTTATTCTAAGCCTAGCTGTTGATGACCCTGCTCTGTTAAGATTTAAATCTTCATTATGAGATCTTATAACACCTGTGTCAACTTGTACTTCTTTATTAAAATAAAATGAAGCTCTATCTGTCTGGAAGTGAGTATATGATGTATTTTGTGGTCCTACATCAACATACCCACTATCTGTTTGTAATCTAATAGAATTGCTACCCCCCTCTGTTATTCTTGTGTTGGTGTCGTTTATATATATATCGCCACCATCTACTTCAATGTCACCAGTCGTGGTAAGACTTCCAGGAAGGAGAGAATTACCATTTGTGTCATTTATTACTGCTGTTTTTCTACCTGCCCATCCGCTTGACCAGTTATCAGGCGAAGAAACAATTTGAACCCCACCTTCTGCGTTAAGATATACATGCTCAGCGGTTTGCCCAGTAGCATAAGCAGCACTTTCGCCGGCATTTAATACCAGCTGTTGTCCATTACCCCTTATGTCTGAAGTTGCGGTTAAACCACCTGTGGTTATTCTACTAGTTGTAGAGCTACCTCTTGCAACTACACTTGACAATGTGTCTGTTTCAGTGTAGCTAGTTAAATATCTACCGTCGAGATCCACAGTTACAGCGCCAAGGCCGCTTCTGTTTAGTGTCAGAACTCCATCGCCTGTATTGAAAGAGGCAGACGTAACATAGTTATTCGTGTTGGTGTCGGTTGGAGTTGCCCAGCTAAACGTTCCATCTCCGTCTGATCTTAAGAATTGAGATGTTGTACCATTTCCAGTTACCTTTAATTCACTAGCGCCTATAACATCTGCCGAAACATTAGTTGATATACTTGTTGTTCCGCTACCTGTAACGTCACCCGTAAGCGTTATAGTTTGGTTTCCGGTTAGATATCTTCCGTCTAAGTCTACTGTAAGCGAGCTAAGGCCACTTCTATTTAAGGTTAATACTCCGTTTGTGGTATTAAAACTAGTAGAACTAACGTAATTATTCGTGTTGGTGTCAGTTGCATTTATCGTAATAGAATCATTAGTAGCGTTGGTTGTAATAGAAACATTGCTACCTGCTACCAGTGTCAGCGTGTCGTTATTACTGTCTGCAACTACTGTTGATTGTCCCGATACCGCAAAGTTTTTAAATATATTTTGACTTGAACCTCTATCTGTGTTTGTAATTGTAATTGTACCACCGCTTGACGTTGATGTAAGCTCTGACTCAATACCAGTTCCGTCTTCAATAGTAACTGTTTCTCCATCCGTTACCGTTGCTGTTTCAGTTCCGTTACCCTCTTTAATTATCCAGCTACTCATTGAGCCAGTACCAGTTGAACCAGTAGTTACAGCAGTAACTCGCCCGTAAGCATCGACTGTTATTTCGTCAATTTTAGTACCGTTTGCTGTTGAGCCATACGTACCAGCACCAACACCACCAGTAGCCATATTTAAAGTAACACTACCGCTTGTACCCCCGCCAGTTAGATTAGTCCCGGCATTAACTGCAGTTATATCACCGACGGTAGGCGTTTGCCAAGATGGTGCGGATCCAGATCCATTAGATGTAAGCACTTGTCCTGAAGTTCCATAGTTAGCACCACCGATACCTATTTGGCCGGCAGATCCTACACGCAAACGTTCAGAGTTAGCTGTTGTTACAGTAAAAGTGTCATTAGCTGGAAAACCAATATATGTATTAACGTCACCTCTATGCCTTACGTAATCATCAATATCTATAGTATTTAGCTGAGAATCCCCAGCTGGATCTACATAATAACCATTATTGTTATAATCAATAAATGAAGCGGCGTATATGCTATTATTAGTAGAGCCACCTCTTGCAACTACAGTTGCTAAGGTATCTGTTTCGGTTGAAGTTATAGTGAGCGTATTACCAGAATGTGTTACGGTTGTAATGCCCGCACCAGTTACGGCAACTTGATCGGTAGTGCTATCGCTCCCAACTAATTGAACCCCAGCCGTGCCGTTAGATGTTCCATACCCGCTTAAATCATAAGTAGTATTAGTGTCATCAGCGGATGGCATTGTAACAGTTTTAACGTTTATGGCTTCTAAGTGGCCGGTCGCATTAGTCGAAACAGAATCAACAACAGTAAATGTACCTCCATATCCAGGCGATGCGCTAGATGTTGTATCTGTTCTAGTCGTATTGTCGTGGTTAAATGTTACCCCAACGTTATTATACGAATTACTTGATATGTAAGTTCCACCAAAAAGTTCCAATGTTGATCCCGAGGCAACAGCATGAACACCACCAGTGTCGCCTTCCACGCTAAATGTATAAGTTCCTGGTATCGTTGAAATTTCAGCCCAAGTATTGTTTTTAGTTAAATATCTTTCATTAGCTCCAGCTGTACCGTCTATCGCACTAAGATCCGCAGTTACTGTTACCGCTCCGTCCGTAGCGCTGTTTGGTGTAAGATTTATATAAGTGCCGTCTGTGGTTGTAATAGTCTCTACGACATTTGATGGTACTGCATCTGTTTCAATAATATCACCCGCGGATGTTATTGATAAGTTGTATGCAGGTGAGCCGGTTACGGTACCCGATCCATAGTCAGCAAAATTTATCCCGCTACTATCGATATGCATTTTTTCAGATGGAGAAGCCCCTGAACCGCCATCATTTGTTTTAAATACTAATCGTCCTCCCCCGGAATTGCCTGATGCTGCTGCCCCAAGCGTTTCAGTATATATTTGAGCAATTGTATAGTTATTGTCATCATCAATAGTAAACTGTAAAATACCACTTAGATCTCCTGCGGCGGTTGCGCCGTCTTTTCTTAATAAGTCAAGAACAGCAGGTGTGTTTGCACTTCTTGATGCAATTCTTACCTCTGGAGAGGTACCAAAAGTTGTTGATGCATCATTGGTATTTATACCTACAAAGTCATGCGTAGAGTCCGGAGCCTCACTAATAAATATATTTGAATCCATTAATGAAGTGCCTCCTGCAGCCCACTTTGTCACATATTCGTATGTTCCAGAGCCATCAACAGCTGGGTTTGTTTCAATTACATTTCCAAAACCGTCTACTGATAAGTTTTTAGTTGCGGTACCTGTAAATGAACCAGTGCCGTATTGATTAAATTGTAATTCACCGGTATTATCAATTTTTATTGCATTTAGATTATTTGCTTTAAGAGTAAGCGTATTTGTAGCACTTATGAAGCTACCGCCTGTAGCTGTACTTATAATATTAAATTGAGATGTTGTTGTAGAGCCTCCCCCAAGCTGAGCTACGCTAGTTGGTCCGGTTGTCGCAAAGTATGCCCATCCTGTCGATTCAAGCGTGCCATTTATATCTACACCATTAGAGGTTGTTTCTAATTTATTTACACCATAATGAAATAATCTTACTGCACCTGTAGAACCATCTGCTTGAAAATAAGTAGCAATTGCGCCTGACCCATTATCACTTTGAATAAATATATCTTTATCATCGGCGGTTGTTCTTATAATTATATCATCTGTTTGACTTTCTATATAAAAATCACCACCTGTACCGACAATTTTTCCATTAACATCTAATCTAGCGTTTGCTTCGTCTACAAATAATGTTTGAGATTCAATTGTATTACCCGTGGACCCAACCCATAATCTTCCAGGTGTTAAGTTGGGTATATCGTTTGTTCTAAGTATAGACGATACAACTAAGTTGCCATCGCTAGATGTACTAACTCTACCAACCTTTCCTATATTTTGTATAAAGTTTCCGTATACAGGCTTTGTTGTTGTGAGTGCCGCTCCAGAAGTTCCGCTTGGTTTTATATATATAACGTCGTTTTCCGTAGGGTTTAGGCCATCAATCGGGTCGGTAATCAGGTTTCTAAGTTTACCTGTAACTACAGCAAAACCTTCCGCTTGATCAGCTAAATCTTGTTTTAATAGCCCAACTGCTGGCATTTTAAGCGTGTTAGATGCATCAGCTAATTGTACTTCTAATATGCCAGACGCTCCAACTGAACCTGATATATATACAGGGTCGCCTTTTACAAGTGCTGAACCTTGTGCGTTTTTAACAGGCACCTCTACAACTTCAGAGCCTCCAACATGCAAATCAGCTAAATCCGTAAATGTAAGCTCCCCAGTTGCATCTGACAGCAATACCTGATCGACCGCACCCAATGTATCAGTTGTATCTTTTACAGGGCCGTTTAAATACAATGTACCTGTTTGCGTTATTAAGTCGGTACTAGCGTCTCCTAATATAACATTTCCATTCAATGTGCTACTACCAGTGACTACAATACTTGTATCAAAAGTCGCGGCTAGATCTACATTTAATCGCCCCGCTACTGTTAATAACGTAGCTCCAGCATCTTGTGATAATATAGAATCAGCAAGTGTAGTGCCACCTGTACCAAACATTGCAATAGTGTTTTCAGTACCGTTAATAAAGTCATTAAATAGGTTATCAACTGTAATATGTATGTTTTGGTTGCCATCGTACCCAACTAGATACATACCTGAAGTATGATCCGTTCTTAAATTAAACTGTGAAAACTTTATTGCCATTATTGTCTATTTGTGTAATGCAAGGCATCATTGTAGCCTTCTGTTATCATTGTAGGATAGTGATCGCCTGGAGGCCACGAACCTGTTTCAGCCCAAATTTCAACTGGAGGAGATGCGGTGCCTAATTCGGTTATCATCTCCAACGAATTTTCATTACCATGATCATATAGGTCTTGATCAATAATAATGCCTAGACGATTAGTTATAGCCATGTTATCTTGAATAAGAGTTTATTGGCATTGATACTAAATTTGTAGCCGTTGTTCCTGTAGCATATACCTTATTAACCTGAACTGGTACGAATTGCCCATTGTTCATGTTATAAAAGGTAATATCACTACCTTGACGCGTTTGTACTTTTACGTGTCCTCCAACTCCTACGTATAACACACTTGTTATACCCAATCTTTCTGTATCGCTTGGCGTTACTTCAAAAGCATCAATTGCTTGTATCAGTGCTTGACTCATCTTGTGATTGTATTTGTGATTCTAATTGTTCTATACGCGCTGTAAGCGCGTCAATTTTATTTTTTTGGTCTTCAATTTTTGTAACTCTACCTAATTGGTCAACAGTTACACTTGCAAACTCATATGTACCGGCTTTTAAAAACGGTATTTTTGCAGGGCGAATAGATACTTCGCTACCATCTTGTGATATACTAGTAAGTATTGCTGTTTCATCAAGCGATGTTACCTTGTTAACAGTCCCACCGACTTTTCCGAGATACTCAACTGTTAAGTCGGATCCAACCATTCTGGTTGTAATACCATTACCACCTTTAATATTTATTGTACCCTCTGAGGTAATAGTAGAGGCTGCTCCTAAATCGTCCGCAATACTTACGCTTGTTACTGTACCTTCGTTATTTGTATATGGTAACTTAGCAATATCTAGCTTTTTTACGGCAGCTTTGTTCTTATCTTGTACTAAAAACTCTACATTGTCAATGCTCGACTTGTACTTCTTTACATAATCTACAATATTGCCTGCGCCTTCGTATTTTAAGCTTAGAACAGTATTTCTATCAGTAGTAGCACCTGTTATAGGCCCCGAACCTGTTACGCTAAGCACTGCATCTTCAATACTTGGTCCGTCAATAGACAGCGTATTGTTAATAAATCTTAGTGCATAGCCATTATCTGTGTTAGAAACACCAAAATTGTCCAAAGTATTAATTGCATCTTTTGTTGAGGCAATCACACTGGCCATTGTTATCTTTTTAGTCTTACCCTTTTGGGTAGATCCAATAAAATAATCCCCAGACTCTACGGGCCCGGATGGAAAACTACTTAGTTTGGCCATTTATTCGTTTTTTGTTCCGTTTTTGCGAGGATTCATACCCCCTCTGTTTCTATGAGCTGTTACAAAAGTCCCAGTATAGTGATCATAGTCCTTACCGTTTATGTTTTTACCAGCTTTTTTAGCTGCACGGCGCTTTTTTTGGCTATCTGCTCGCTTCTTCTTGCGGTCATCACTGTTAGCATACCTCAAATCACGCTCTTTCTTGCGTTTTGCGGCCGCTGGAGATAACTTTTGCTTACCCATTTAATTCTTTTTACGTATATAATACTAATTTACACGCTTTTTACCGTTTTTACAGGTACAGAGGTGACATTTGCCTACTATTATATATACCTTAACTGGCTACCGTCGCATATTTTAGGTACCCAAATAATTTAGGGGGTGCTTTTGTAAAAAAAGTATCAGATATTTAGGGTTTTGGGGTTATATACTAATTTTTAACTACATACAACAATATCGAAACCATTTTATTTTTACCAGGTCCCCCGCTTTTTTCTGGATATTCTAGGATCTTTTGGCTTTTCCCAGGGTTTTCCTACAGATTTCTGGAACTTTCCAGGATAGCTGCTAGCGCAGCGTGTATAGCAAAGAGCCGCCCGCCGTTTTGCAGACTAACCACGATCCTGTTCCGATAATATATTTGAATATTAAATTACCAGTTATGAAACGTAAATTCACACACAAACAAATAATCATCGGAGTAATCGTAACGGCTTACCTGACTATGTTAATCGGCGGTATCATAACCGTATTGTCTAACCTTGATTCTGTATCGTACGGGATCTTCATGTAAAACCTAACAACTATGAAAGTAAGAATTGATACAAAGAACTGGATGGGCAACTATAACAGCCGGGTCCAGACGTTCAACGGGGAATCCCATCTCCGTAACTACATCCGGTTCATGGGACACCATGAGATCTACTCGAAGATCATCGGGGTTGAGGTCCTGGACTAGGGCCCCTGGCCCCCAGTGTATAGCATATCACCCTTCACAGTCTAAACACGACCTTACCTCGATAATATAATTGAATATAAAAATATATATTATGTCTAAAACAATTACCTTAACTCAATCTGACTATACTAATATAACCAAAGCTTTCTTCTTCTACCTTGAAAATGAAAAGTTTTTAAACCTTAGTCAAAAAGAAATTGATTCAATCCTTGACACTAACTCTAAAATACAATAAAATGAAAATAGATATTGATACACTTCGAGAAGATTTATTC